CAAATGCAAATAGGTGTCGAAGACGAAGAAATTAAAATGGTCCAGTCCAAACTGGCTACTTTTAAAAGAGTTTCCGACGAAGGCGCGCGCGCGTCTGGTGTGTTCAATCGTGCCACGTCTGCCGCTTATGATTTGCAGGCTGCAGGATTTGGTGAAGCGTCACAAAACGCAGTATTATTAGGTAAGGCATTACAGGACCCAACCAGGGGCGCCACTGCGTTAGCCAGAACTGGGGCTTTGAATAAATCGGACATTCCATTAATTAAACAGATACAGGCGACTAAAGGTCTGGGCGCTGCGCAGGAATACGTTTTAAAACGTGTCGAAATGCAGGTAAAAGGACAGGCTGCTAACACGGCTACGTCTGCTGCTAAAATGAAGGTTCAATTTGCTGAAGTTTCCGAAACACTAGGGAAGACATTATTACCGCAGGTTCAAAAAACCATGAAGTCTATAGGTGACGCTGCTAATAGGTTTAATGCCTGGGCACAAAATAACAAAGGTCTGGTTTCTACTATCGTTAATGTAGTTGGGAAACTGGGTTTATTATCGCTAGGCGTGTCTGCCGCTTCGTTTATGTTTGGCGGTCTGTTTAAAACTATAGCGTTTGGACAGAAAATATTTCTGTTAACCAGAACAGCCTATATAGCCTACACGGCAGCCACTGCTGCAGGTGCGGGTATTACTGGCGGAATGACTGCTGCAGTTACCGCTTTGAACCTGGCGTTTTTAGCAAACCCTATAACCTGGATTATACTTGGAATTGTGGCACTGATCGCTGCGGGTTATTTGCTAATAAAAAACTGGGACAAAGTAAAAGTATTTTTTGTAAACCTTTGGGCTAACATAAAACGCGTGTTCCTGCAGGCGTGGGAATTCGTGAAAAACATATTTTTCAAATACACACCGCAGGGACTTATCATAGCGAACTGGTCTAAAATAGTAGCGTTTTTTGCTACGCTTTGGACCAACGTAAAACAGAAGTTTGGCGTTTTTATAGATTTTGTTCTATACCTTCCGAAGTTGTTTTTTAATGCAGGAATTGGAATAGTTACAGGAATCTGGAACGGAATAAAATCTAAAGCTACAGCGCTATTCGATTACGTTAAAAATTTTTCTGGCGTTCGAACAGGGATGCAGTGTTGGGAATTGGTGTTTAATACTTTTGGGTTCTATCCAAAAATATTACTGGCGCCAGTTACCTGTGAACTTCCTGCAGTAGCTACAGAAATGATAGCGTTAGCTGCAAAATACCGTGCTATCGCATTAATCGATGCGCCAGTGGGAACTTCGGTTACTGCTGCAGTAGCAGGACGTGGACCTGCTTCGACTATGAATTTTAAAACATCGTCAGACAGGGCTTATTTATTAGTTCCGCATTTGTCAGTGTACGACGCAGATTCGGACGCTAACCAAAATAGACCATACAGCCAATTTATGGCAGGTCTTATGGCTAGAGTAGACGAACAGGAAGGCTACTGGGTTTCGCCTTCAAACCATGAAATATTCGGAATCGTAGGGACAGAATACGTAGTTACGGCTTCGGTTAACGATCCAAATACTGAAGCGAATTTATTAAATTCTGCAGGTATTACTACGACGTTTACTGGTTATGGAACTGGCACGCGTGCCTGGGGGAACCGTTCGGCTTCTTATCCGAAGAATACAGACCAGAAAAATTTTATTCCTATACGAAGACTGGCGGACGTAGTACACGAATCGCTAGAACAGGCTTCGTTACAGTTTATAGACAAACCATTAACCCAGGCGTTAATCGATGCAATTCGTGACACTGGAAACGGTTTCTTTAAAACGCTTATCGGACGTGGCGCATGTCTTCCAGGATCTAAAGTAATTTATAACCCTGCAGACAACAGCGCGGAAGAATTATCTGCGGGACACGTAGTATTCGAATTAAGTTTTGCGGGTGCTTCACCTGCCGAACGTATCACGTTTAAATCACACATCGACATTAACCTATTAACACAGTTAGTATAATGGCTATTCAAGTAAACAGACTTACAAATGCGAATGTCTATGTAGACGGAAATTCGCAACTAGGCAAAGCCGAAGAAATTAACCTTCCAGACGTAACATTTATGTTATCTGAACATAAAGCGTTAGGCATGGTCGGTAAATTCGAACTGTTTTCGGGTATCGATAAACTGGAAGCCACTATTAAGTGGAATGCTTTTTACGCCGACGTGTTAAAAAAATTCGCAGATCCGCGCAAGGTTATGAAACTGCAGATTCGTTCTAGTTTGGAAACTTACGATTCTAACGGATTGGTAGCTGAAGTTCCGTGCGTAGCGTATTTAACCGTTCAGGCTAAAAACTTCCCTGCAGGAAACTTCAAACAGCACGACAACGTAGAAGCTACTTCGAAACTTACATGCACTGCATATAAGTTAGAAATAAACGGACAGGAAGTTATCGACTACGACGCACTGGCTAACGTTTACAGTGTTGACGGTGTAGATTTATTTGCAAATTACCGCGCTAACATAGGCGGATAAACCATAAAACCCGTGCCTAGCGGTGCGGGTATATTATAATTCAAAAACTATAATTACCATGCCAGACAACAACCTGAAACCAAAACCAAAAACGCCTGCCGCAGCAGCTAATGCAGCAGAACCCGTAAAGTACGCCAGGGAATTTAAACTTCCTTCTGGGAAAAAATGTGGAATTTTATCTTTTAAAGGAAAACACATACAGCAGGCAAAGCGCCTAATGGACCCAGAAAAAGGCGGAACCGATATGGACGAATGTACCGCAGCAATTTTAGTAGAAATTGACGGTAAAAAAATTGTCGTAGAAGACTTTCCAGAAATGGACGGTAAAGATTATTTAGCAATTATAGGACCGATTAACGAACTTTTTTTGTAACGCCAGAACAGTTAATGTTTTTGGCGCATTTCAGTAACACGGGGCTAGACATTCTGTTAGAAATGGACGGAAACGAAGTTTATTACTGGTTTCACGAAGCCGAAAAATTGTTTCAAAAAATGAACCCACAGGATTAGCCGTATTAAAAAAATACGGCTTTTTTAATAATATTATGGCAAATAAAAAAAGTTTTGAAGTAGCGTTATTACTTACTGCGTCCGACAAAGCCAGTAGGGTAATAAATGCAGCCACAGAGAAAGCGAAAAAAGATATAGCTAGTATGTCTAACCTGGGAAGTAAAGCGTTTGCCTTAGGGCGAACTTCTGGCGCTTTCGGGTTGGGTATAATTGGCGGTCTGGGTCTTACTGTGAAAGCAGCCGAAGAATCCGAAGTGGCTAACAAACGTTTGGAACAGACTTTTAAAACTATGGGCGAAGCTAACGGCGACGCAGCAAAGGAAGCCGAAAACTACGCAGATAAATTGCAAATGCAAATAGGCGTCGAGGACGAAGAAATTAAAATGGTCCAGTCCAAACTGGCTACTTTTAAAAGAGTTTCCGACGAAGGCGCGCGCGCGTCTGGTGTATTCAATCGTGCCACGTCTGCCGCTTATGATTTGCAGGCTGCAGGATTTGGCGAAGCGTCACAAAACGCAGTATTATTAGGGAAGGCATTACAGGACCCAACCAGGGGCGCCACTGCGTTAGCCAGAACTGGGGCTTTGAATAAATCGGACATTCCGTTAATTAAACAAATACAGGCGACTAAAGGTCTGGGCGCCGCACAGGAATACGTTTTAAAACGTGTCGAAATGCAGGTTAAAGGACAGGCTGCTAACACGGCTACGTCTGCTGCTAAAATGAAGGTTCAATTTGCCGAAGTTTCCGAAACGCTAGGGAAGACTTTATTACCACAGGTTCAAAAAACTATGAAGTCCATAGGTGACGCAGCGAATAGGTTTAACGTCTGGGCGCAAAATAACAAAGGTCTAGTTTCTACTATAGTTAATGTAGTTGGGAAACTGGGTTTATTATCGCTAGGCGTGTCTGCCGCTTCGTTTATATTTGGCGGTCTGTTTAAAACTATAGCGTTCGGACAGAAAATATTTCTGTTAACCAGGACAGCCTATATAGCCTATACTGCCGCCACTGCTGTAGGCGCGGGCGTAACTGGCGGAATGACTGCTGCAGTTACCGCTTTGAACCTAGCATTTTTAGCAAACCCTATAACCTGGATTATACTTGGAATTGTGGCACTTATCGCTGCGGGTTATTTGCTAATAAAAAACTGGGATAAAGTAAAATTATTTTTTGTTGGTCTTTGGGCGAATATAAAAATAGTGTTTACAAAAGCATGGGAATTTTTTAAAAAATGGGGCTTTTTAATGTTAGGTCCAGTAGGATTAATTATAAAATATTGGGACAATATTAAAAATTTCTTTGTTACGCTTTGGGCTAAAGTTAAAGTTATATTTATAAGTGGATTTAAGTTCTTCTTCGAACTTCCTGCTAGATTTGCAATACTAGGCGGAAATATAATTTCTGGAATCTGGACAGGTATAAAAAATAAAGTAGGACAATTATTCGATTACGTTAAAAATATAGGGAAGAAAATCGCAGACACGTTTAAGAACGTCCTGGGAATAGCTTCGCCTAGTAAGGTGTTTATGGACTACGGCGTAAACATTACCGAAGGTGCAAAAAAAGGAATCCAGAAGGGTTCTGGTTCCTTGGTTAATGCTTCGGCTTCTATGGGTAAATCTATAAAACCCGCTTCGCCTGGTTCACGTTCTGGCGGCGGCGGTTCTGGTGGTGGCATAACTATTAATTTTGCACCAGTAATAAATGGAAGCGGTAACGGGCAGGAAATGGCAGCACAATTAAAAACGCTTATTCCACAACTGGTCCGCGAAATAAAAGAAACGTTACGACGCGAACAAAGACTAGCATACTAAATGTTAAAATTATGTTAAAGTTTTGATTTATGCTTGCAGTATTCAAATATCGCCGTATCTTTGAATATCGGAAAGCAATAAAGCAGACGATTAACAAATAGAAATTATGAAAACTACAAAAAACACAGTATTAGCGAAAAAAATTGAAAAAGCAACAAAAGCAAAACAATTAAGTAAAGGATCTTTAGTTTATGGCTGGTTGTTAAATATCGTAAACGGACAAACAGAATTCCGTCCAGTGTTTACCCAGGGTTCAACTTGGAAGCATTCTTCTTTAGTTGACAAAGCTAGAGAAATGGAAACGGCATTGAGATTGTTAGGGTTAAGTTTTTCAACTACTAACGATGCCCCTAGAGGTGGAAAAACAGGCGTTAGGATTGATATTTTAACCAAAATAACAAAATAAAAATGGCACAAAATCTAAAACCAAACCGCCTCGATAATAGGGGCGGTGAGCGCAAAGGCTCGGGACGTAAACCAGACGAAGTTCCTATGATGGTTTTTTACCGCAGGGTAACTAAAGAACAAGCCGAACAACTGGACGCGTTATTAAAATCACTTAAAAAAAATTAACCGTATTTTATAATACGGTTTTTTATTATATTTACAAAATGTATGCACAACTAGGAAATATTAGATTTGAAGGTTTAAAGGGTTTTTCTTCACTAGAAGAAACTTTTGCCGTAAACTATGCGCAGCACGAACGAATAAAATCTAAACCACGTCTGGAACGCGTAGGCGACATATTAAATAGTGTTTCCTTCGAAATGTTTTTACATGCACAGTTTACGGATCCTGAATCCGACATAGCGACAATGTACGAAGCTATGCAGACTGGCGAAATAATGACACTTATTTTAGGGAATGGAAAAATAGTCGGCGACTTTGTAATTCCGAATTTTAAAAAGACTACCGAATTTACAGACCCTACAGGAAACATAATTTCGGCTACCATAGCTGTAGAATTACTGGAATGTTTTAACGAAAATCGCCTGGACGAAGAAAAAAAACAGGCTGTTAATTCTGCATTCGCCACCAATAACAGAACGTCTAACGTTCGTTCGACTATGCTTCCTAAATTGTCGCCTGCGACAGTGGTAACTTCGGACGTTTCTAAAATGGAAATTTCTACTTTATCGGTTACACAGCACACAGCAAACATAGAAGCAAATCCTGCGGCTTCGGATTACTATTCTGGGAAAATAGACATTTCGTTAAACGGAATTCTATCTAACGTCGCAAGTGTTACAAATGCGCTAAACGGCGACACTTCGCTACTGAATAATGCGCCGTTATTAAATTTAGCTATGAACGGGGTTTATACTGCGGTCCAAAACATGAAGGCGGTTTTACCGATTTCAAATATTAATGATTTCAAAGTTTTAGTAAACCAGTTACGGTCTTCGGTCCTTACAGCACAAAGTGCAAACGTCGTAAATACTAACATGTCTATAATCCGCAGAAAATGAGTTTTACAGAATACATAGTAAAAGAGGGCGACCGTTGGGACACTATAGCGTTTAAGGCATACGGCGACGCTACACTGGTTAACGGAATTATTGAAGCGAATGTTTCTACCGTCGTTTCGCCTATTTTGGTTGCGGGTTCCAGGATAAAAGTTCCTATTTTGGAATCTGGCGACATACAGCTAGACAGTGAATTATTACCACCCTGGAAACGTTAAAAATGAATGTATCTGCTACAGCCTTTACGGTTCTATATAACACTAAAAATATTACGGCAGATATAGCTAAATATCTGCTGTCACTTACCTATAAAGACAAAACCCACGGCGAATCTGACGAAGTAGAAATAGAACTGGAAGACGTCGACGCATTATGGCAGAATGGTTGGTATCCAGAAAAAGGCGCCAAACTTACTGTTACTATGGGCGCGCTGAAATGCGGAATATTTGAAATCGACGAAATAGAATTTAAAGGACCGCCTACTACCGTTTCTATTCGCGGAATGGCTACTGGTATTACTTCCAGTCTTCGCACGAAAAAATCCGACGCGCACGAAAACAAAACTTTAAAACAGATAGCCCAGAAGGTAGCCAGTAAAAACGGGCTAACCGTTACAGGCGAAGTTCCAGAAATTTCTATAGGACGTGTTACACAGAATAAAGAAACCGACCTGGCGTTTTTAAAACGTGTAGCAGGAATGTACGGCGTGGTTTTTTCTGTTCGCGATACTAAAATTATTTTTACTTCTGTGTATGATCTGGAAAAACGCGGGTCGTCGTTTGTTATGGATATAACCGATTTAACAGGGTATTCATTGAAGGACAAAGCGGACGGCGCTAAAAAATCTACTTCGGTACACGGTAACGCAAAATCTAACGAAAAAGTACAGGCAGAAAAAGACTATTCCGAATGGCAGGAAGAAGAAGGGTATAAATACCCAGATTCTGCTTCTGCAGACGAAGAAGTGGAATATTCATATTCCGAAAACAAACAGCAGGCAGAAGCGAAAGCTAAAGCAGTAATGCACCTGTCCGCAAAAAACCAGTTCGAAGGGAATATAGCTATAGCAGCCGTAGAATTTCACGACCTGGCATGTGCAGGAAACAATTTCCAGTTAAACGGAATCGGAAAACTGTCTGGAAAATATCACATAGAAGCTAGCACACACAAACTGGATAAAAGCGGCGGGCGTACCTGCGAATGTGACATAAAACGTCTGCAGCTTCCTGAAAAATCAACACAAGTAACTGTTAAAAAACCTAAAGCGCAGCCGAAAAACACGCCAGTTTTCAGAGAAAGCCAGGTATTTAAAAAACCAGGGGACCGAACAGGAATTTATATAAAAAGATAGATAATTTTTATTACATTTGAAAAATGTTAAGATTTGGAATTATTTCTGAAGTAGACGTAACTAACGGTTATGCGCGTGTTAAGTTCCTGGACGACGACATAGTTTCGGCGCCTTTGCAATATCTAACGCGTTCTGCTTTGGTGGACAAAGATAATTTTACTTTTGACATTAACGAACAGGTAGCCTGTCTAATGGACGAAAATTCGGAACAGGGCGTTATTTTGGGCGCCATGTTTAACGATAAAACGAAACCCAGTGCAGGCGGCGGGACTGGAATTTATAAAGTGAAGTTTTCGGACGACAGTTTTATAGAATATAACAGGAACACGCATAAATATAAAATTAATATCCAGGGCGACGTCGACATAGTTAGCACAGGAACCACTACAGTAGAAGCCGAAACGGTAGAAGTAGCTGCGACCACTGTAAACGTAGACGCCACAGTGGTAAATGTAGACGCAGAATCTGTTAGTATTGAAGCCAGTAATGTAGATGTTACGGGCGCCGTAAATATTACAGGCGAAGTTAATATAGTTGGCGGTCTTACCGCTTCTGCAGCAGTGCAGGGATTAACTGTAGTCGGTGTAGTTTCTATTTCTGCGCCTTCTATTTCTGGCGGCGGATTCAGTGCTGCAGGTGGGGACGCTTCTGTTAGCGGAACTATGTCTGCGGCAGTAGTTGAAGCAAATGGAATAGATTTAGAAACACACGTACACCCAGGAGTTACAGCAGGCGGTGCTTCAACTGGACCACCAACGTAAAAAATATATGGCAACTAAAATACAAGACATACGGGCTATAAACTGGCAGTTATCCAGTAAAAAAATTGGTGAAATTGTTTCGGGAATCGACGACATTCGCCAGTGTGTCGAAACTATTTTAACCACGCACAAAGGCAGCCTTCCGTTAAATCCATTTTTCGGAAGTGATATTTACCAGTTTATCGACAGACCAGTTAACACTGCTGTAGCTAATATTTCGGCAGAAATCCTGGACGCTTTGACAAAATGGGAAAACCGTATTATAATAAAAAAATTACTGTATAATATTGTAGATTCCAGAATAGACTACCAGTTATTTTTAGAATTGGTGGAATCTGGCGAAACTACCGAAATATTATTTTATATCGATTACCAGTTACAAGTGCAACAAACCAACGATAACAGGAATTTTAGTCACGGATTTAGTTTCGGATTTAATTAACGGATTATGACACAGGAAGAACAAATAAATCTAATAAATTCGCTAATTATAGATAACAATATAATGGCAGTAACGCCTGCTATAGCGCGTGAAGTTCTTATAGCTATGGTAATGTCGCAAACGCCTTCTACTGATGTTGGAAGCGGATTTTCTGCAGCGCACCCGCTACTATACGACGCTTTTACAAATACGTTAAGACTTCCGCCAATACCTTACCAGGGCGTTAGAGTAAAGGCAAAAATGGACGGAAATTTACAGTTTTACCTAGAAGAAGGCGACATAGTAGAAGGTTGGTCGCCAGACGGGAAATCCTGGTGGGACAGCGCAGTTTATAACGGCGGTCCTTTGGTTGAAGAAGGAAGTTTTACAGTATTAGTAGGAACGCAAATTACCGAGTAAATTTATAAAAAATGACAAAAGAAATCACTAGAACAGACGACGGCGAAGGAAATTTTATCGTCCAAAGATTAAAAGACGGCGCACTGGAAACATTAAAAGAAACTGTAGTAAGTAGCGGCGAAGTCCAGGACGAACATAGCGAATTAACAACTACCGAAACAATAATTATAACCCGCCGAATAGGCGAAAAAACAAATTTTTAAAATGAAAAAAATATTTTTATTATTAGGATTATTTACAGTGCTGTTTTCTACTGCGCAAAGTTTACCGATTACCACAATAAATAATTTAAAAATTACAAATCCAGTGCCAGGAACCGTACATGACAGCCTTTTGGTTTATCGTGGCACTAGTGACAAAGTAGTTAGGTTCTTACCTGTTTCAAACATTATGTATTCGTTACCTAGTCAAACTGGAAACGCAGGAAAATATCTAAAAACTAACGGTACTTCTGAAAGTTGGGAAAATATTGATTTCCAAACACAAATAGAAAGATATTCTACCACAGGTTTTTTTGATTTGAACAGCACTGACGATTTTTTCGCAATTAGAATACATGAAACAGGCGGTAGGTATGGTTTTTTATCTGCCACAGGACTTGCATTTGTAAGTCCTACTTTTGGCGATTCTGGGCTTACAAATTTAGGTATGTACATTAAAAAGACTGACGGGACAGGACTTTATGCTTTTAATAATTATTTTGGATTTACAGACTTTGATTCTTTGCAAAATTACCTATACTTTGAAACGCCTACAGGCGTAGGTATTAAAACGATAAGGGATACCGCAGACGACAAAATAGTAGCATGGACAGATGAAATAGTAACGCCACAGGCAGGAACTAATATAACTATAGATTATACAGACCCTGTAAACCCTATAATAAATTCTTCACTGGGATATACTGCAGAAAATCAAGCGAATAAATCGAATAGTTATACAGTTTCTTCTACGACGACTTATCCAAACACAAAAGCGTTAGTAGAAGGATTAGCTACAAAAGCACCAGTAGTAACGCCAAAAACAAATATTTTAATATTGGCAGGTGGACAGTCAAATATAGGAACGGTTGACCCCGCTACTGGACGCGTTCCATACGCGGATATGCCTTCGTATTTGTCGGCAACACCAACAAACATAAAATATATAAACACGTCTAACGCTTTGGCAACTTGGACACCAGATCCTGCTTTAGAATGGGGGTGGCTAAATCAAACGTTATACATTTTAAGCCAGGAATACACAAACGTTATTTTTAGCAAACGTTCAACTGGTGGCACAAACTTACTATTAAAACATGGCGGAACTTATCCGCGCGACAATTTTAAAGTAAAAATGCTAGCGGGAATAGCAGCAGCCAATACAGAATGGGGTGCAGGAAATTATGACACTGTTATTCTGTGGGATTTAGGCGAAACTAACGGGAATAATTTAGCAGATGCACAGTTATTCGAACAGGCGTCTAAAGAATGGTTTCAGGAAATAAGAAGCCAGGTTATAGATCTGCCTATTATTTTTAGAAAAATGGGTACGTTTCAAAATCAGGCTTTTGCCTATATAACATCTAACATACAGCCCGCGCAACAAAATCTAGCTGTTTATGATTTTAAAAATAAAATGGTAACAGGCAGAGCAGATGCAAGGTGGGAACTAAAAGACCAAACAGGCGACGTTTCACATTTAAACAGTAGGGGTGCTATTTCATGTGGAACTAATTTTGCAGATAAAATTTTCGAAGTTTTAGGGCGAACAAAAACAAATACTACTGCGCCTACACTTGTTTCGATTACCTGTACAAATGCTTCGCCTTCTGTTATAACGCTGACTTATTCTAGCGCCTTAAATTCCGCTATAGTTCCATTTTGTAAAGATTTTGAAATAAAATTAGGCGGTAATTTAGACAGAAAAGTTACTAGCGTTTCTGTTAGCGGTTCGGCTGTAACATTAAATATTTCAGAGCCTATTTATGTGGGTGGAACTACTTATAATTTAAGCTATTACCCGTCGTTATGGACAGAAAGCGCACTACAAGACATTAACGGAAATTTAGTAAAAGGGTTTACCGATAATTTAGTAACTTCTACTTCTTCGATAGGTATTCCGACTTACACAAATAGATATACTTCTAATTTTGCTACGACTGATAGTTGGAACGGTATAAACGGCGGATCTGTAGCTGCGGTAGTGGGTCCTATAGGCGGGCAAAGTAATGTTTTGGAGTGTACCGCAAGCGACCAGGACCCACAACACTATAGAAATTCTGTTTTTACAGGAACCATAGGACATAAATATAGAATTAAGTTTTCAATTTATGTGCCTGCGGCATATTATGGAAATGGTTCCTTTGTAACTACATGGAATTTCGCTATAGGAGTTACTGAAATTGTCGGTAATTTTTATAATCAAGTAAGGGGAATTATTACAGCCGACACCTGGCAGGATATTGAATACACATACACAGCTACGACTGGTGGCGGCGCATTATATTTTGTTCCTGCGGGTACAAATATTCCTGTAGGCGGTAAATTTTACTTACGAAATGTAGTAGTAGATAAAATTAATTAGAATTGTAAATTTACATATATTTGTAACTAATATTAACTAACATTAAAAATTATTATTATGCAAACACTATTTTTTATCGTTGTCGCCTTATGCCTTATAGGGCTTTTTGTTAAAAGTTATTACGAAACAGACGCTATGCAGGAAGCTAGTCCTGTAGAACTTACTCTTTCGGAATGGCTGCAGCATACCTGGTTAGAAATTGTTTTAGACTTTGTTTGTTTCACTGCTTTGTGTTTCGGAATAGATATAGGACTAGCGCAGAAGGGAATAGAAGTGGCTGTAGAAGGCGTTAACCAGGCTGCGTTTATTGCTATGATCGGTGCTGCTTACGCTACCGCTAATGCAATTAGAAACCTGGTACAAATTAGCCTGCTGCCGTTTTTTAGCAAAATTCTAAAAGCCAGGACTGCTAAAAAATTGCTTCGCGATAAAATGATACTGGCGAAAAAAGCATAACTTTATAAAACCGCTTCTAACGGGGCGGTTTATTTAAACCCTTAAATCTACATTTATACGCCATGCACAAATGGAAAATTACGCAGATTTTTATAAATTTACCACCACAAAAACAAGTAGTAGCAGGGTTATTATTTACTGTGCTTTGTTTGTGTTCTGTAGTTGTTTGGTATGAGTGTGTTAAAATTCCAAAAATTGAAAAAGAAAATAGAGCAGATATAAAAATACTGAACGAATCTGTAAAAGCAGAACGTCAGGAAAATATTTATTTACAAAATCGATACCTAGATTTTATGGAACGCGAAATAAACACCAGATTCGAGTTTAAAAACCAGATAGATAGTTTAAAAACTAAAACGGTCAAAAAATGAAAAAATTAATTTTATTATTAGTATGTGTAGTTTGTTTCTCGTTTCTGGGAATGGACACCATGCGGGAAAACGCATACACGCAGCCAGTAAAAATACGAAAACAAGCTATCCGACCTACAATGGTTCAGTTAATCCAGTTGAAGGAATCGGAACTGAAGCGCGCGAATTCGGTATTAAAACAGGAAATAGCCACCTTTGAATAAAACACTATGCTAAATTTACCGTTACCAGTTTTTATAGCCCGCGACCCTGCCGTTATTATAGCGGAAACCATAGCGGACTATGAAGCCAGAACTGGGCGTGTTCTGGAACCTGCGCAAGTGGAAACGCTGCAGCTACAAACTTTCGCCTATCGGGAACTACTTCTTCGAAACCAGGTCCAGGACGCAGCTATGCAGAACCTACTGGAATTCGCCAGGTTTCCTATGATTGACTATTTAGGCGACTTTCTGGGCGTGCAGCGTTTGCCGTCACAGTCTGCCAGAACTACTATAGAATTTGCATTAACACCAGGACACGGCGACGTAGTTATTCCTTCAGGATTGAGGGTCCAAACTTCAGACGGTCGCGCGGTGTTTGAAATTATACAGGACGTCGCAGTACTTACTGGAACCGACACAGCTACAGTAACAGCTATAGCACAGCAGCCAGGCGTTTTAGGAAACGATTACGCCCTGGGAACTATTTCTGTTATCCTGGACCCGCAGCCGTATTTAGCGACTGCAGAAAACACTTCTATTTCCGAAGGCGGTTCCGACGAAGAATCGGACGACCAACTACGCGAACGAATTCGCCTGGCGCCTAACCGTTTTTCTAACGCAGGACCATATAAGGCGTATGAATTTTACGCGGCTTCGGCTTCGCCATTAATTATCGACGTTGCTATAGATAACAGACACTACCAGGACGGCGACGTTATTCCTGCAGGAAAATCTATAGGCGACGTTATTCCTGGCACTGTAGAAGTATTTCCATTAATCGCAGATTTGACGGAAACACCGACCGAAATTCTGGACGCAGTTTTGGCTGTTTTGAACGCAGACAGAATTCGTCCTTTGAACGATACTGTTTTCGCTACTTCACCAACTGCAGTAGCTACTACTATAGTGGTAAATTTGACACTATACGAAACGGCTGTACAAACAGACGTAGTTCCTGTAGTCCAGGCTAACCTGGAAGCGTTTCGCGACGGTAGACGTAAGTTATTAGGACAGGACATAGTAATAGACCAGATTAAATCTGTCTGCATGATACCTGGCGTATATGCGTGCGCCGTAGCTTCGCCTGCGTCTACCCTAGTTATACAGTCTACTGAATTTGCAAACATAACCGCTATAACTGTTAACGTCGTAGGAACGAACGTAGGATAATGAGCCAGACAAACGAAAATATTTTACCAGATTCCATAGCAGGCGTTCCGCATTTGGCGGCATTCGATGCTGTGGCAAACGCCAGGCTAAACGCTATAGAAATCGAAAGCGCGTTAGTCTACGTTATAGACACCGTTTCGGCTTCGGCGCTGCCGTATTTAGCGCGCCAGTTCGACATAGACGGTTTTTCTGGTTATCGTTTGGCGACGACCGACGAACAGCGCAGGGCAGTAATAAAACAGGCGGTAGAATTAAAACGATATTCTGGCACTGTCTGGGCTATTAGACAGGCTATGTTATTAGTAGGTTATACAGACGCTATCCTACAGGAAGGCGTAGACACTGGCGACGTAGACACAGACTGGGCGCGTTTTACTATTTTTTCAGAACTGGGCGACACTGTAGGGGTAGACGGCGTTTCGCAGTCTTACCTGGCAGCATTACTGCGCACGTACAAGCCGCAGCGTTCTATCCTGGAAGGGATCACATACGGAATAGCGATTTCCGATATTTTAGATTTTATAAACGACGATTTGTATATTACCTACGAATCACCTACTTTAGACGAAGATTTAGGCTATATAGCCAGGTTCCATAACGGCGAAATAACCAGGGACGGAACACAGCGTTATTTAGAATCACACGATACGTTAGTAATTAATATAGTAAATGTACCATAATGAAAAAAACGACAGCAAAAACAGGACCTAACGCGACTGGCAAAGCATTTTTAAAAATATTCGAAGCGTTAATAAAAAAAATGCCTTCAAAATCCGAAATCCTGGACAGGCTACAGCCTTTGAAGGGACGATTTGAACTGCAGATAATCGACGCCAACACTGGCGCTATTATCGAAAACTATGTAGATAAAAACCTGGTAGTTAATGGCGGTCGTACTGCTGTTATGATTTTATTAGGTTCTGCGAATTCAGACAAACAGCTAACGCAGTTGTCGGTAGGCACAAACGGAACTGCACCTGCAGGAACAGACGTAGCTATTACTGGTGCGTTTACTAAAAACCTGGGAACAGTTACTTATCCTACTGCGAATTCTGTTCGTTTCGACTGGCAGCTAGGGGTGGGTGACGCTAACGGAATCGCTATAGCGGAATTCGGTTTATTATGCGCCGACGATACGCTTTTCGCGCGAAAGGTCCGCGAAGTAATAAACAAAAATGCAGATATTATTCTAAACGGTAATTGGACAATTTCATTTTAAAAACATACTGTTATGGCAAATCAACCAGAGAACCCAATTTGGGAAGTGGGTATTTATCAATTTGAAACTACAGACCCAGTAGAAGGTGGCGTAGGCGGTATAGATAACCAACCGTTATTGCAGTTAGCGAACAGAACGCTATATTTAAAAAACTTATTCGACGCTGTACTGCTTCCGATTACAAGTGGTAAAGGTTGGCTATTATTTGACGACATAGTTTCTAACATTCCGCCAGGTTGGGCAGAAGTTGTAGACATGCGCGGACGTACGCCGTTCGGACAAAACATGGTCGACGGACTTTTCGCAGGCATAGGACAGCTAGGGGGTGCTAAAACAAAAACTATAGGTTCTTCTAATTTACCTGCGCATAGTCACATATACAGCGACGATTCTCACGCGGAAGGAAAATTTCCAGAAATTTCTACAGGGTTTCCTGTGCAGTATGGATCTACAACTGTTTCGAATTCGTCTGCTGACGGAAGCGGCGCGGGAAAACTTTACAGAACTTCAGAAACTGGCGGTAACGTCGCTATGGACGTTCTGAATCCGTATAGAGTAGTTTTGTATATTTACTGGGTAGGAATCTAAAAAATAGCATTATGACACCACAGGAAGAATTCGTTAAAATATGTTTGCCGCACGCGAAAGCTATTCAGTTAAAACGCGGGTTCCATTATCTTATACCACTAACCCAGGGCGCGCACGAATCGGGGTGGAAAATACCTGCAGGCTATAATCTGTTCGGTATTAAAGACACGGACGGCGTTAACGGTAACGAACAGTTAATTACGACCACGGAATATTCGAAGTCGCCGAACTTGAAATTTCCAGTTATAATCCACAAAGTTTTTAGCGATAAATTCAAAAAATGGAAGTACAAAATTAAAGACTGGTTTCGCAAGTATTCCACAATCGAAGATGCGTTTAATAATCACTGCGATTTTTTCGAAAAAAATCCGCGCTATGCAAAAGCGCTGCAATATAAAATGGATCCGCCGCGTTTCTTCGAAGAAATAGCCAAAGCAGGCTACGCCACAGACCCAAATTATTCTACGCTGTTAAAGCAGGTTATGAACAGCGTTATAAAACGTTTGCCGAAATAAATAATAACAGACCGATTCCGCTAGTCGAATAGAATCGAATTAAAACCGTCAATAATTAGGCGGTTTTTTTATTTGGTGTTATTTTTTTATTTATATTTGGTTAACTTAAAAGTTAATAACCATGAAAAAATTAGTACTATGCGCTGTTATATTCGGCGCGCTGACATTCGCAAACGCAATGCCGCAAAGTGAAGTAAAACTTCCTGTTAAAGAATTGTGCCAGATACACGCAGTATCTACTAACGCACCCTAAAGCTATCGAACTGGAAATAGTAGGACTAGGTTTCGAAATTCCAGAAACTGCTTCGATAACCTGCAATTATGGAACGCCTGAATTTAGGGTTCATGTAGAAACAGAACAGAAAGTAAAACATTTGCCGACGAACAGACTTAAAATCTGTTACAGCGAAAAATCAAAAAAACCCGCCTATAATAAGCGGGTTTTTTCTTTGTAAAAAAGTTTTCGAGGACTTTCTTTTATTCTTCGTCTACTGGTGTAAAGTCTAAATAATATTCTTTACCTTCTTCGAAAGCGTTTGCGGCTTCCGTTTCGTAGCTTATACACAAATTAGCACTTCCGCCAGGTGTATATTTAGCGAACGATTTGTTTTCTTCACTACCAGTAGTTACTGGATAAAAAGAAACGTTTTTTTGTTCCTGGTCTGGATAATCTGTAATTTTATCGCAGACAAATTTTGCACGTACTTTTGACATAATTAATAGTTTTTAAATTAGACTACAAATATAAAGAAAAAGACAGTCCGAAGACTGTCCCTAACTACTATAATTCCAAAACCAACCGCGTAAATATAACAAAAATTTTAATTAGTTGGTGGTTTTGTGAAATTATTTACAACCAATCAAAATACGAACGTCCTTCGGCTGCGTCGTCTTTGTGCGGAACTTTCGTAACGTCTACGACACCGTGCCCACCAAATACTGCAATATCTACAGTCTGCGGTTTTCCGTCTTCCGAATCGTTTACGTCGGTTATTTTCCCTGCGAATTCCTTCTTCCCGTCTTTAGCAGTTGGGAACTTTCTTTTTTTAGTACTTTCGTTCGGAAAATACTGTACTGAAACGCCTGTTTTTTTCATAATATAATTAATTTAAAGTTACAAATTTTTAAAAGTCGTCGTCTTCGTCGATTTCTACAGCGACTTCTGCAGCAGGTGTAAAATTCGGGTCTGCTTCCTGGCTAACGGCTTCGTGTGTTACTTCTAGTTCAGATTCTGGACCCGTAGCTGTTAGTTCGTTTTCGTCTTTGATTTCTTCGAATTCTACCTGGTCCGCAGAATCGTTTGTAGGTTTCAGATTATCGTTAAAAGTTTCGATAGCCGAAGACTTAATTACTTCTACAGCGCCTATGTCTATTATTTCGTCTGCAGTCTGAATTCCTGCTAGAACTTCTGGACAGTGAACCCTGCAAAAGAATGTCGCCGAACGGTACATTAACATTTGTTCGGGCATAGTTACCCATTTGGAACCAGTTTTACCTAACCACCCTTCCGCCTTTGCCATTTCCATATTAACAGGCGTTCCGCGAACTTCCTTCCCGTTCTGTCTAGTGGCTACAGCGTAACACGATGTTCTGTCTTCTGAAAAAACAAATTCTAAAGGTTCTTTAAAGATTCCAGATCTATTAATACACATAATTGTATATTCAGATTTCCAACCTGCAGACCCTTTAACAATTTGCATGTTCTGCATTACTTCCAGGACAGACTTACCTATTCTGTGTGCCATTTCCATAGCGACCATGCAGTTAGAAGGGTTTCCTCTGTACGCGTCTGGAACCATGGTAGATTCCATTAACGGCTTAATCATTTTCTGGGCTTGCGTGAAGTTTTCAATACTTCCGAAAACTGAAACGCCCTGCGGTTCGTCTATTTTTTGTAGTTCCATATTTTAAAATATTTCGTCGTCGTTAAAAAATTCTTCCTGTGTCGACGCGGCAGGTGCTGCAGGTTGCGCAGGCGCTGCAGGTTGTTGTGGCTGTGCCGCCGCAGGTGTAACTGCTGCCCCTGCAATTTTAGAAACGCGCCACCCTTGTATGTCGTTAAAATATTTCGTCTCGCCTTGCGGGTTTACCCATTCGCGCCCGCGAAGGTTAATCGATACGCTGACTTTTTCACCTACAGCTACCTGATCCAGTTCGTTATCACATTTACCCTGCACGAAGTTAATTAAAATGTGTTGCGGATATTGTTCTTCCGTAGAAACTACCAGTTCGCGTTTAGTAAACGAAGGCGAAACTGCAGTTCCTTCTGCGTCTACTTTTTTTACAAATCCTATTACGTTGATTTCTGACATAATTTTGTGCGTTAGCGCGCCCGCGTTAGTTATTTATTAAAAATGTTTCTTCCTATTTTGGCATTACGCCCTGTTTTGGTTAGCGGAATTTTTGTTATCCTGCTAACTGCAGTTTTTATCCTGGTGACGCCAGTTAATCGTTTAAATGAAAATCCAAACATGATATTATTTTTTAGACGTTATTATAGTTTGAATATAGCAACTATAGCCAGTTCGTCTATAACCCTGTTAGGAATTATTTTTACAGCATTTCCTTTATAAATTATATCAAATTCAATAGTCTGTAAATCATATTTCTGGAATAAATCGGAAACCATGTTGTAAATACTAATTCTGTTAGATTCTGTTCTAGGCGTTAACATTACGTCTGTACATATTTTTTCGAAATCTATTCGTAGCTGTTTTAAATTTACTTTACTTTTTGCCATGGTTTTAATATTTACCGCGTAACATCCATTCGGGAAGCGACGCAGGAATTACTTTTTCTTCCAGTCCGTACCAGTCACCCGAAGCCAGGCACTGTAAATAAGTTTCGCAGTTACGAATAACTGTTTCGCGCCCGAATATTAGCGATCTATCGTCCATAAACCGAAGCCCGATTTTATACGGTGCGTCCTGTTCAATATTTATAAACGCCATGCCGTCGAGTTTCAAACCTTCCATTTGTATAATGGCTTTTTTATCGTGTCTGAAATTACCCGCTTCCTTCTGGAAGTTATTTAGCGAAGCGTCTTTAGTAGACATTAAATGGACTATAATTCCGCCACTATGCACGAAATGCGGACGAAATTTAATAGGCGCGCCAGTTTCTGACTGTTCAAACTTTGTAGGCGTTCCTATGGTCCCTGCGCCGCATAGAATTTTAGCTGTAGGGTGTTTCGTTATAGCGTCCCGCATTTTCTGGATAGTGTCGTATTCTGTAGCTGACAGAATTAGTAAACCATTTGTAGACGCGTGACGTTCTAAAAAAGCCCATTCCGATTTGCCTACGCTAGTGGTTTTATTTAGCGTCGGACCTTTAACGTATTTATGCGCAAATAGTTTTGGTTCAAATACAGCACAGCGCAGCGCGTCGTCGAATAACGTTTTCGCGTCCGCTACATACGGTTCGCGATCTGGGCGTAAATACTTCCACCAATAGTCCAGGGGTGAAATGTCTATTTTATCTAGCCCAGATTTCGAAACTGCAGTGGTATCTGAATCGTAATTATTTAGGTATTCCATAGCCTATAAGTTTTCTGCTGCTGCTGTGTGGTGTTGTGAAAACTTCGTATTTATACGAACGCTGCCCGTAGGCGTATGCGTCGGCTTTTTTAAGGTCTGTTATAAAAACAGTGCGTCCGTCGTCTATTCTAGGTTCGACGTCTACACCTTCGGCGGTGTAATATCCTTCGCGATCTTTTGCCATTTTGAAATGATTTTAGAATTAATAGTGACGCAAACGTATAACATAATTTTCGAATAAAAAAATATTTTCATTAAAAATAATATATTAAATTTGCTACATTAAAAATAATGTTTATGTTTGCAGTAATAAAAACGGAATTATGAATATAAAAGTAAGATTATGGAACCCTGCGGCTAAAGTGCTTACTGCAGGTATAGATTTAAATACTTTGTTACTTACAACAGATAAAGAATTTGTAGACGAATTTATAGCAAAGAAAATGCAATGGCTGCAGTTTATATCTGCTAAAGATTGGCGTGCTACTGAAATTTACGAAGACGACATAGTAGCTATTTCAAAAAAAGACGGTTCTACATTTGTGGGTGTTGTAAAATATAGTTTTCAAATGTCTGCGTACTTTGTTACTGACACTAAAAAATATATGAACTTCGGCGACTGTGCGCAAAGTTGGACAGACGAAGACCCAGACGTAGTTTATTTAACGAATTTAGAAGTAATAGGAAACGTTTACTTTAATCCTGAATTATTAAAGTTATGAGCGCTACAGATTTTGCACCAGACACCAGTAAGGAATTTAATGTTTCGAATTTGAAGGCTACTATAAATAGCTGTAATTCTGTCGAAGGATTAAAGCGTTATAAATATGCCTGCGAAGGCGCTATAACTTCCTGGGACAGTTCGAAGCATAAGGACGCAGAAAAAAACGTGGTTTTCTTTACTGCTGCCCTGCACTATACTAATAAAAAGCTAAAACGATTAACCAAACCAAAATAAGCACGTCCGCCACTTTGAAATCTGCGCTTGTCGGCGCCGTAGGCATACACTATGAAGTGCAGGGCAAAACGTGTAAAAAGTATTCATGCTGCCAATAGTGTACAGACTGACGCCGATAATTCGGCAAACGGGAACAGGACTGCGAAATGGGGCTTCGCAGTCTTTAGTACCACAAAAGTATTAATAATAAAAACCTATATATAATGTCAGACGAAAAAAAAATAGACGAAATTAAAAGACTATGCGCGGAAGCAGGATTTACTGTAGCCGAAGTTTTAAGGGAAGCGAAAATTCCATATTCCACAGTTCAGAACTGGGAAGTTAAGGACCCGAAGCCCTTCGAAACAGAACGGACTATTAAAAACACTTTGGCAGAAATGATAAAAGAAAAATCCAAATCTAACGCAGTAGCCTAACTGTATTTTAAACCAACTTTTTAAATGATTAATTTACGCCATTATCAAAATACAATGGTAGCGGGGATTCGTAGCTGTTTCCGTCGCCTATATAAAGACACTTCCGAAACGGTTAATTCCGTCCTGGCAGTGCTTCCTACTGGTGGCGGAAAAACTGTAGTCTTTACCTATATAGCCCAGAAAATGTCGCTAAAACAGAAGAAAGTTATTATTCTGGTCCACAGAATAGAACTGCTTCGCCAGACTTCTACAGCGCTGTCTAAATTCGACGTAGAACACGGAATTATAAACCCAAAATATACGCCGAACTTCGTTAACGATGTTCAGGTAGCCAGTGTACAGACTATAATAAAACGCCTAAATTATTTTGCCGCCCTTAACTGGGTAGCGGACGCTATAATTATCGACGAAGCCCACCACGCCACGGCGGGTTCCTGGAACAAAATTATAAACCATTTCCTAGTGCTGAACCCACAGCTAAAAATTATCGGGGTTACTGCTACGCCTATACGTGGCGACGGACAGGGACTGGGACTGGATTACGGCGGACTGTTCCAGGAAATGGTAGTAGGTCCACAGGTACAGGATTTAATAGACGAAGGGTTTTTAGTAAAACCGCGAATATTTGGACCGCCAGAAAAACTAGACCTAACAGGAATCCATACTTCTATGGGTGACTATAAAAAAGACGAACTTTCGGCTTTGGTGGACAAACCAAAAATTACTGGCGACGCTGTGGACCATTACCGCGAATTATGTCCAGGCGCACCTGCAGTAGTTTTCTGCGTGTCGGTAGACCACGCCGAACACGTAGCGCAGCAGTTCCGCGACGCAGGCTATAGATTTTACGCTGTAGACGGCACAATGGACGACGATACCAGGAAAACAATTCTAGGCGGTCTGGCAGACGGAAGCGTGGACGGTGTGTGTTCCTGCGACCTTATATCTGAAGGGACCGACATTCCCGCTATTGGCTGTGCTATACTACTACGACCTACAAAATCCAAAGGGCTATATTTACAGCAGGTAGGGCGGGCGCTACGTCCATACGAAGGCAAGGAATATGCGTTTATTCTGGACCACGTAGGAAACACCGAAGCGCACGGGCTGCCGTACCAGTTCCAGGAATGGACACTGGAAGGAATAACGAAGCGCGGGCGTTCTGGGTCAGTAGAAACCCTGGTTCGTGTTGCTATGTGTGAATCCTGTTTTATGCAGCAGGAACCTGCGCCAGTTTGCGTCGGCTGCGGGCACGTAATGAAAAAACCTGTAGACAATACACCGAAGCAGGTCGAAGGTAAACTTCGCGAAATTACCGAAGTAAATATTCAGAAAAAAGCAGCCAAAATAGAACAGGGCAAAAGTCAAACCCTGGAAGACCTTATAAAAATAGCTTCGCAGCGCGGACACAAAGAATCCTGGGCGCACCATGTTTTTAATGCTAAACAGCGTAAAATCGAAAAACTAGCACAGGAACAGGAATTAAAAAAAATAATGAAATACGGGACAGAAATTCCGTTTACAGAAGTAGTCGAAGAAGTAACAAAAATCGAACAGCCAGTTTTTGAAGGGTTCGACGAAAACCTGGATTTTTAATGGAACATTTTACACCAAAACATTTAGCGTTCCAGGTTTCGGAATCCAAAAAGAAAGCAGGCATTTTTTGCTGCGCTTATGGCTGCAAAAATTCCGCCAATAAAAAGAAACGCGGTCTGTGCCACAAACACTATAACATACACCGCAGAATAGTAGACCCAGTTTATAACAGGTATCACAATTTTAAAAACAATGCAGCCAAACGTCCCTGGCATGGTGAAATAGGAATTCCGTTCGAAATAACCCTGGAAGAATTTCGGGAATTTTGCCAACGAACGGGCTATATAATCCAGAAGGGCAAACGTGGCAGAAATTGCACTATAGACAGGGTAAAAAACGAATTCGGTTACTATATATGGAATATAGAAATAAGGTCGCACGAAGCCAACGTTCGGAAGTACCACAGGGAAGACAAACATTTTACAGAATTAGATCCAGAAGACGAAGACTATTTACCATTTTAACTATGATAGGAATTTATAAAATAACATCACCTTCAAACCGAATCTATATCGGACAAAGTACTGAAGTTGAAACTAGAATAAAAGAATACGGCTATATTTACAAAAGTAAAAAGCAAACCCGCCTACATGCTTCGTTTATAAAACACGGCGTCGAAAATCATGTGTTTGAAATATTGCAGGAATGTACTATAGCAGAATTAAACGACCGCGAACGCTACTGGCAGGATTTTTATAACGTTACTGGTCCAAAAGGGTTAAATTGTGATTTAGTAGACAGCACTAACGCACCTAAAAAACGTTCCGCGGAAACTAAAAATAAAATAGCTAAAAAATTGCAGGGACACACTTATAATTTAGGAAGAAAATTTACTGGCGAAACTCTTTTGCAGGTTCAAAAAGGTTCTAAAGCTAGGATAGGAATTCCTTTGGCAGAATCGACAAAAAAACTTTTAAGAGAAGCTAATTTAGGTAAAAAAGCGACGCCAGAAGCTAGAAAAAACATGTCTATTAAAAACGGAATGTCTAAAATAGTATTGAATTTAGAAACTGGAATTTTTCACAGTTCAGTTAAAGAAGTTTCTGTAACCTATAGTTTAAATCAAAACGTTTTAATTCAGAAACTAGGAAGACATAAAAAAAATAACACACAATTCACTTATATATGAAAGAAGGCGATTTAATGAAATTAATAATGCTAAAACTAGGCGCTATTCCTGGTGTTAGAATTTTTAGAAATAATGTCGGAAATTGTTGGACAGGCAAAGCCGCGAAAATGACTGTTCGCAAACAAATCTGGGTAAACCCTGGCGACGTTATTATAGAAAACGGACGTTTCTTCCACGCGGGACTGTGTGTCGGCAGTTCGGATTTAATCGGTTTTAAATCCGTTGAGGTTACGCAGGAAATGGTCGGAACGAAAGTCGCTATATTCCTGGCGCCAGAAATCAAAACCAAAACGGGGCGACCGTCACCAGAACAGAAAGCATTTATAGCAATGGTCCAGGCACACGGCGGAATAGCCTACGTCGCCACCAATGAATTAGAAGCCGTAGAATTTTTAAATACTAAAAAATAAATATATGAAATCAAATTTAATAATACACAGTATAACTAGCAGCGTAGGCGCTAATGAATATTCTAGCGTAGAAATGATAGCAGACACTAAAACTGGCGAAACAGAATTAGTAGTTACCAAAACTATTAGAGAAAGTTACCCTATAACTGACTATGATAAAGTAATGCAACTACACGCTAATTTGAATCGCGGCGGCGGGCGCAAAAAATGGAGTTTAGAAGATTTAACAAAGTAATTAAAATATAAATATTTAATTTACATTTACCACCCGCCAAACCCAAACCAACCAAACATGGATTTTAAAGAAATCAAAAATTCTTATCATATTGAAGACGTAATAGGCGCACACCTTCCAGGCGGATTAAAACGCCAGGGGTCGCAGTGGGTCGGTAACTGCCCGTTCCATGACGACGAACACGCGTCGCTAAAAGTTTCCACCACAAAAAACCTGTTTAAATGTTTCGTTACTTCCTGCGGTAAGGGCGGCGACATGTTCGACTTTTTTACTTTGCAGGGAAAATCAGTCCAGGAAGCCGCAGCGATTATAACAGGCGGTTCCATTATGCCTGCAGCAGCACCCAGAGTAGCGCAGCCAGTAAAAAAATGGATTAACGCTGTACCGAACCAGAACGCGCTGCCAAATCCGTTAACACTAAATTTATCCAGATACCCTGCACCGCCTGTAGCGTTCTGGGCGTACCATGACGCAAACGGTAACGTTATCGGTTTTACATGTCGTTTTGATCTGCCAGAAGGTAAAAAAGATGTCCTTCCGTATTCTTTTAAACAGCAGGTCGACGAACAGGGGCTTCCGCTAGGGAACGCTGTCTGGCGGTGGTCCGAACTGGACAAACCTAGACCGCTATATAATCTACACGAATTAACCAGGCGCCCTGCAGCTATTGTTTTGGTGGTCGAAGGCGAAAAAACCTGCGACGCTGCAAAACGATTATTTCCGCAGTACGTTTGCACTACCTGGATAGGCGGCAGCGATAACGTTCGCTACACAGACTGGACACCGCTAACTGGTCGAAATATATTCCTGTGGGCGGATAATGATCTGGCAGGACTACACGCTATGTTCGGCGGTTGGTCCCTAAACGAAAAAACAAATAATTACACCCGTGTAACTGGTATAGCCGAACTGTTCCAGGCGAATTTCAAATGGATAAAAAACGAACCTACATTTCCTAAAAAATGGGACGTAGCCGACGCAGACTGGACACCAGAACAGGCTGTAGAATATTTGAAGGCGCACCGCTTCGAAATTCCTACTGTTTCGGAAAATCCGCCGAACGAATTACCTGTAGCCACCAAACCAGAAACGCCTGCCGTTCCAGAACCTGCAGCAGTTCCGAAATCAGTTCCTAAAAAAACCGAATTCGAACAGCCTAAAAACAAATATTTTAAATGCATGGGCTACGAAACCCAGAACGATTCCTGCGTTTATGTTTTCTTCGTGTACCGTACTAATATAATAGTGAAGCTATCACCAGGCGGAATAAACACTTCTAACCTGCTGCAGTTGGCGCCACTAAATTACTGGGAAGGAACCTATCCGAAGCAGTCACGTTCTGGCGGTGTTAAATTCGAAATTAACACAGTAGCAGACAGTCTAATTTCTATCTGTAGCCGTATGGGTATTTTTAACCCAGAAAAAATTCGCGGGCGTGGCGCCTGGATAGATAATGGCGTTCCAGTGATCCACTGCGGCGACACACTTATAGTTAACGGTGTTTATACTTCGTTCCACAAACACCAGACGAAATATATTTACGAAGCAGGGCGCGAACTAGGTTTTACACTTACAAAGCCGCTTCCAAAATCGGAAGCATACAAACTAATAAAAATCCTGGAACGTCTGAACTGGGGACGCGACATAGACGCCCGATTAATTGCAGGGTGGATAGTTGTAGCGCCATTATGCGGGGCGTTAACCTGGCGTTCGCATTTGTGGTTAACTGGCGCGTCTGGTTCTGGTAAATCCTGGGTTATGAATAAATTAGTTAAGCGCCTTCTGGGAAAATCTGCAGTCGACGCACAGTCTGGAACTACCGAAGCGGGAATTCGCCAGTATTTAGGACCAGACGCACTGCCTGTAGTTTTTGATGAAGCCGAAGCCGAAGACAAACGCGGCGCCGAACGTATGCAGTCGGTCCTGGAAATTATGCGGGCTTCGTCTACGTCGGACAGTGGTAAAATTATTAAAGGTTCTGGAACAGGTACTGCAGCACAGTTCGACCTACGTTCGTGTTTCGCCTTCGCGTCGATCCTGTCCAGTTTGTCGCAGCGTTCCGACATTTCCAGAATTACAGTCCTGGAACTGAAAAAAGACCTACGAATAAACCACCGCGAAATCTGGGAAGAAACTTTAGAAATATACCATAACACAGTAACGGAAGACTATATTAACGCCTTCCAGTCCAGGTCTGTTATGCTGCTGCCTACAATTCTAAAAAACGCTGCTACATTTTCAACTGCTGCGGCTGCCGAATTAGATTCGCAGCGTACAGGGGACCAGTTAGGCGCACTATTGGCGGGTGCTTATAGTTTGACTTCAGACAGTGAAATTTCACTGGAAGACGCTAAAAAATGGATCAAAGAACGCGACTGGTCCGCAGAAAAACTACTGGAATCTACCAGGGACGAAGTTAAAATTATTAATAAAATAATGGATTCCGAAACCATGGTAGAAACGACAGGCTATGGAAGAATAACGCGGACCATAGGCGAACTGGTAATTATAGCCCGTGGCGACGTAATGGCGCAGTCTGAATACATGATAAACGAAGACCTGGCGAAAACTACGATTCGACGTCTGGGAATGCGTGTCGACGGATTTAACCTGGTTATTTCGGACACGTCGGACTACATTAACAGGCTGCTATCAAACACGCCATATTCTAAAAATTTTAATACGATTCTTTGCAGAATTGACGGCGCCCAGAAAATGGAACCGACCACGTTCGCGTCTGGCATAAAATCCAGGGCGGTTAAAATTGACACGCGCGCCATATTTGGCGACTACGAAAACCCAGGCGCAAGTGTCACAGAAGCAGAATTAACCAAAAGCAAAACTAACCATGAACCAGAACCAGGGTTATTCGATTAAATAAATTTCATTAAATTTAATGTATTAAATTTGGTGTATTAAAAATAATGTATATATTTGCCTAACTATAATTTACAGAACCATGACAGAAGCAGAATTACAAAAAGTAGCCACTATGGAAAAATTTCTAAAAGAAGCATTTTGCGTAGACGGACCAGTAAAATTATTAGGATTTGATAAATTGGAAATTTTAAAAGAAACTGTAATGACTTTTGAATTAACCGATTCAAAACGCGGAAAATTTAACGTTTCATTATCGCAAAAATAACAACTATGCCACCAACACTAAAAAAAGGACGCGGCTACGAAGTTTCCAAAGAAACGGACACCGTTACAATTCACGGGAAGGACTACGAAATAGCAAACCTGCGCAAAGGTGGGCTAACTATGCAGTCGGTCGTGCTTATAGCCGTAGACGACAAATGGCACGAAGTAGACGTAACGGGACATTCGGACACTAGCAGCCTGCAGGATTTTATTAAATTTGTAGGTAAACACAATTTAACGTTATTGGATTTCGGAATTAAAGAAACTAAACCAGTAATAAATTACGATCTGACGCACCAGGATTATATGCAGTTAGAATCTGAATTTCCAGGCTACGATTACTACAAAATTTCTAAACTGGATAAATACGAACTGGCTAACGGTGGTAAGTCTGGAATGTACAGTATGCGCCAGATTTTAAAAATGCTAGTCCGCGACAGTTTAACCGTGGACGAATACATAAAACGAACAGACGAAGCAAAACAAAAAATCATAAATTCAAAACCAGAAAATAAAATGGAAGCAGCAGACTTAAACGCCCGTTCGTTCGACAGGGCACAGCAATTAATCGAACTAGGAATGGTTTTCCAAAACCAGACGCCAGAAAACCCTAAAGGCGAAGCCGTAGGATTTGGGTTTACAGTCGGTCCTGGTAGCATAGAAACCGACACCGACGAAGACTGGAACGCGTTAGTTATTCGTATTATGGCAGCCACTGGCGAAAATCCAGTAGCCGAAGCGATAGCCGAAATTATTACGCCTGCTGCAGAAGCAGCGCCAGTAGCGGAAGCCGCACAACCTGCAGCCACTACCGAAGCGCCCGCAAATGCAGAACCCGCTAAAAAACCTATTTCGCTAGACATTATCGCAGCACTTCCTGCTAGTCGTATCGTTGAATTAAAAGACTTGGAAGCAGGACAAAAAGCAATAGTAGCAGCTAATCCGATTATAACCATTACGGACAAAGCAACACGCGACGCTGCGGCTAAATCTGTCCAGGTGTTACTAAAAGCGTCTACTGCTATTGACGGTAAAACTGGAATTCTGGCGAACTTCGTAACTAAAACGAATGCGTTTATCAAAATGGGTAAAGACTACCTAACGCCACTGGCAAAAATTACACGGGATCAACACGACGCCCAGAAGAAAATCCTGGAAGCGTGGGACAATGCAGAAGCGATAAAAAAACAAGCGGAAGACAAAGCCAAACTTCTAAAAATCCAGGAACGTACAAATAAACTGTTCGCTGTGCCGTTTGTATTTAACGGCGAAATGTACAGTATAGGAACCCATTATGTTATGCCTTCAGACATTGAGAAATGGACAGACGAAGAATTTAACGCAGCGATTACCAAAGGTGAAGCACTTGTAGCTGCGGCGCAAAACGCAGACGAAGCTAAAAACAATGCGCTGCGCCAGGCTGCCGAAATGCTTCGACCATTTAACGCAGAAGCCGCCGACAAACTTCTAATAGATGCAGGGTTAATGGAAGCGCTTAAAACAGCAGCGCCTGCACAGGCTGCACCAGTAGCACAAACTACAGCACCTGCAGCGCATACTGGAAACGCGGTAGTCGAAGAAAAATCTGCACCTGTAGCCGCTACACAAACCGCTACAGCACCTGCAGCCAAAACCGCAGCGCCTACAGGGTTTACGCCTTCTACGGAATACGTTCTACCAAACCCTGCTAACACAGTGGTTAATAAATTCGACCTGGAACACTTCGGACTGGTTAACGAAAACCCAATAAAACCCGCGTTTATCAAATGTCGCGCCTATTTTATTGAAGGATCCCGCCAGACCGCTATAGAAATTCAGAAAATAATCGACGGCGAAGCAGTTGTAAACGGTCTTAAAAAATCGGAACGTATCGCAGCGCTATGTGAAGTTTTAATAGCTGCGGTGTAATGTTTGGTATAGTTATATTTTACGATCCTAATTACACGACCCAAACTATAAAAGAAATAGGACGGACGCCTGTACTTGATTACATGGACGCGTTAAATATTTACGCCGAAACGCCAAACCCTGCTAGTCAAATGGTAAAGGGTGAAACCGAAGAAGAACTTCAACTAGAATTAACAAAGCTAGAACAATACGTTAAGAATCCGTACTGGTTAGAAATGCTTTTCGATTCTATATAAATAATTTATAACCTGGGCGCCTGCTTCAGTGGGCGTCCATAAAAATAACCAACCATGAAAAAAATTAGACTATTTTTAGGGCTTTCTATTTGGTCCAAATGGGAAAATTTATCTGCAGGAACTTTGTCTAACAAACCCTATTTATTACAGGCTAGACAAAACCAATTTGGAAGGGTACAGTTTAAAGTAAGAAGCACTTCCAACGGCGCCTACTATTGTGATTTTTCTTTACAAATATTAACTGAAAAACTAACCAAATGAAAAACGAACCGACACACCTAGAAATTTTCCAACGTGAACGAATCAAAGCCCTGGAAGAAGAAGTAGCCAGGTTAAAAAATGTTATAGAAACTGCAGACCCGTTCAAAGCTAAAAGTATTCGGGTTATAGACATTCGGGATCCAGATTTTAACAAACCGCTATCCGAAGTGTTTCCTAGTGCTGTAGGCGAATTATAATGGAACCGAATTTATTCCCTGCTTCTGGCGACGACCGCGACAGATTTAAAATATTCCATGAACAGTATATTTGGAATCTTATCGAAGACGAATGGGAAACCGACAAACTAATTCACGACAACGAAATTATAGACAGACCATTAAAACCAAAAACCAAATGAAATACAGCGTAATTCTATTTATTATTTACTGCTTAATGCTGCTAGCAGTGTTTTTTCTGTACGAACGTAACTGCAGACTGCGTAAAAAACTACTATCAGAACGCAAAGTTAACGACTTTGTTCTAAAACGTAACCGACAACTGGAAAAAGCCGTTTCTGGTTATAAATCGCAAGAAACAGACCTTCGCGGAATTATTCGTTTCCAGGAAGAAGTTATTAAAGACTTCGCGCCAGAACACAGCGACGACAGACCCGTAGTAGATTTTCCTATTCGATTTACTTTCGATGAACCAACCTGCAGGGAAGAAAATGTTAAACTAGGTAATTCTACAATTATATGAAACAAACACCTAAACAAATAATAATCGCAATAGTAGGAACTATTTCTTTTTTCATTTCAGTAATTAGCTTTACATTAGCTATTATTTTTTATCCAGATCAATTTTTAAATAAAACATTTGTGCTGTCTTCTGCAATTTTTATAACATGCCTACTTATTGACGCAGAAAAAGACATTAGTGACAATAAAACAGAAAATTAACTAATACAATTTTATAACATGTCAACAAAAAACAAAATTATCTGGGCAGCAGTTACGCTGCTAATCGTTTGCGGGCTTCTGTACTGGATATACTGTCTGAAAGAAGACATAGTAGCCATAGGGACCGAAAAAGCAAAAACCGAAGCAGCTACTAAAGTCGATTCAGTAACCACAGCACAGTCTGCGATTATCGACACCGTAAAAAAACAATCCCAAAACAGCGCCGACGCTGCCAAATCATTAATTAAAAATTTACCAAATGAAAAAGCTACAGTTAAAGACACTACTTATAGTGCTATGTGTGACTATATCACAAATTACCGCCCAGACTAACGACAGTCTGAAAATAGCACCGACCCAGGTTAAAAACGTCTACCAGGGACTGCAGCAGGGCGCCCAGTTTAAACAAAAACTGTCCGACTGCATAGACACTGCTAATTCGTTAAACGAACTAATACAGCAGCAAAACGACAGCCTGCAGTCTAACGCTGCTAAATTGGTAGATCTAAACAAAAACCTGGCTACTGCGAATAAGAATTACACGGACACAGCCGTAAAACTTCAGAAGTTGCAGGACAGGAAAACACCCTGGTATAAACATCCGATTCTGTACACGATAATCGGTTTAATAGGTGGAATCTGGATAATGAAATAGTTATGGATTTAGAAGCAATGCTTAAAAAAGAATTTCCAGAAAAAGTTATTACTTTGGTAGTAGTTGACAAAAAGAATGTTTTTATAACGGGACAGGCGCATTATATGGCTTACACCTGTTATAGTAGACTATTCGGAAAAACTCAAACAGCCGAACGACTTGCGGAACGCGGTGGATTTGGCGAAACTGAATTAAACGCTTTTTATCCAGAATGGCGAAATCACATAGTAAAATAATTTATGGAAACACAGGAACAAATTAACGAGCGCCTACGCGATCCAGGACCGACCAGGCGACAGATTAAACAGATAGTTAAAAAATCGAAACGGACGCGTCCCACAAACGTAACGCCGAAGAAGAAAAAACGGAAATAGTTATGGAAAAATAAATTCGAATACCACTAAAAAAGAAACCCGCACTATTTGGCGGGTTTTTTAATATTCTACAGCGAAGGTTAAAAATCGTCTTCGTCGTCAGTAGCAAATTTATTACCTGCCTGGTCGTAGTCGAAACTGCTATTACCTGCAAACGCTTCTTCTTCTTCGGTTTCTGGGATTTTAAACTGTCCGTCTTCTTTTAGAAGTAGTGGCTGTATTTTTTCTTCAACTTCTGCAGTTTCAAAATTTTTTCTGTTAACGTAGTTAACCACAAATTTTCCGCGTTCTTCGTTTAATACACCTAATAAAACTAAATCGTTAACTATCTTTTTAAATGATTCTACAGCTTGTTCCTGCGGTGTAAAAGGTTCGAATTGAATCCTTACTTTATCTTTATTAGCTGAAACAGAAAACTTCTTACCCATAAAAGTATTAAACTGTGAAGCATATATACGGACAGTTTGCGCCTGTACGTCTTTAGAATCAAATTCTATAAACTTTTTACCTTCGTTGTAAGCCTGTTGAATTAATGGAAATACTGAAGGCTTTTTATTTGCTCCGTTAAAAAAAAACACACCTCCAGAAGACGTTAAACGAACTCCGTTATTTTCGGCTATCTTTTTGGCGTACATTTTTAATTTAGGATTAATATTTATCTGTATAATAGTTTTTTGATTATAAGCACGCTTTGCAACTTCTAATAATTCCACCTCTTCTTCTGTTATTGAAGGTGGCGAACTGTCTTTATCCGACCATATAACAGAATAAACAGTACCTTCTTCGGTTTCTTCGTCCATAACGATTCTTATAGAATCTTTACCCACTAATTCATTAATAACAGAAATATATCTGTTAAACTTTGCTTCAGAATCTAAACTATCGAACCTTACCAAATTGGAACCATAGTCCAAAAAATCTAAAAAATCGTTAATTCCGTTTTCTGATAATAAAATTACATTTTCCATAATTATTATATATTTATATTTTTTACAAATATATATAAATAATTTCATTAGTTAAAAGTTTATTTATGATTAATTAAAATTTTATACATTATATAATATTTAATATATATTTATAAATATTTTTTACACTAAATCCGTGACAGTTTGTGACAATTTTGTGACAACTAAACCCAATAACGGTGGGCAGTCACGTGCTGTCTACAAAGTCACGCCCGAAAACATACACCAAGACTTTGAACGAAAAATTGATAAATTATAAATATATATATAATTTATTAAAATTTTGTATGGAAGACCCTCTATATATATTATTTATTGTAGACTTAATAATAATAAGTAGCATTTTCCCAGTGGTGGCGCGGTC